AAAGATTGCTTTGATATCAAAATTTGTCCCATCACGCAGGCGCAGGCGAAATTTGGATGCCATAACATTCTCAACAGCCTGATCGCATTTGGTCAGTGCTGCATCAAAAATTGAATCTAAGTTCATGGTGTCACCATTAAAAAAGGCGCGATAAACGCGCCTTTAGGAAAATAGAACGAAACGTTATTTGCTGAAAAACGAGGCGTGGCCATCATCAACCACTTTCACCGCCACTTTCTCTTCAACGAAAGCCGACTTGCCTTTCACGATCTTCACACGCTCACCATGAGAAACAAGTTCGATGGTGTACTTGTGTGCTTTGATTTCGATGTCGCCAGAACTGTTCGCGCTCACTTCAACGCCTTTGTCTTCGACAACCGCATCGTCTGGCAAATCAGACTCGGATACCGCACTAATTTCGGTACCAGAAGCAATATCATCGTCGCCAGCATCCGCTGCTTCATTGTCAGCAGAGACGCCTGTTTCGTCGTCAGAATCATCTTCCTCAGGTAACTGTGCTTCGAGATCATCAATGATTTTTTGAAGCTCTTTTACCGTAGCGTTGCTTTTGTACGGCGGCGTTTGAATACCAAGCTCTTCGCACAAACCATCAATGTGCTTTTTCAGTGTTTCTACTTGAGACATGTGAGTGTCCTATGTTAAAGCCAGAATAAAGTCATGGGACCGTGGTCCCATGACTCATGGTTAAGCGACTGTGATCACCACAAAATGATTGGTATCCGCCATGTACATCGCAGGTGCCGACTCTACTTTGGTGAGACGTATAGCAGGGTCGTGACCTTCGATCCAGTCAGCAGCATAACGTTCAGCTTCATCTAAGCCTTCGTTTTGCGCGTTAAGGTCTTGAATAGCACCATACAATGCGAGGCCTCGAGCGGAAGTATGACCAAGAATCACCGTGTTATCCGGCATGACTTTTTGTGTTACGCCGGCGCGGTCAATGTACTCTTCACTAACCACTACCACAGCGACATCACCAATCATGCCTTTGTAGCTGACGGTTTTGCCAAGGTCTTTACACATAGTTTCAAGCTGAGAACTTGAACCACGCTTCGTATCCAATGCATCTTTAACCGCTTTGAACTTTTTGAAGTAAGACCAGGCTTTTTTATCCATCACGGCGATATCAATCAAACCTTCAGCAGCTTCGGCCCATGTGTCGAAGTCGTCGGTAGGATCATGCGTTTCAGTATCAACCTTGTTCCATTTGACTTCATCACTAGCAAGTACCACCGTGTTTGCTTCATTGCGCAAGGAGTCGATTTCGTAAGGTTTTTCGATGTATTCGCTGTCAATCACCGTCTTACCCGTCAAAATCATTTCAGCACACATCAACTCTTCACGATCTTCAATCGCCTGGTTTTCCATTTTGATGTTTTGCATCACTAACGCTGCTTGACGATCTGCCGGGCTTTTTGGTGATGCGTAATCTTCACCAGGAAGTCGCTTGATTGTCATGTTGCTGTTGACTGGATGCTTTGACTTCACATACGCAGGTTTAAACGATGACGTAGAAAAACCTTGAGAGCGATCAGCGACCGCACCAATCATCGGTGAACAGTAAGCCGCAATTTTGGTTTTGCTTGGAACCATATCCAAATCAACCTTTTCAGTGGAAAAGGTATGTACTTCACTAAACCACATGCGCTTAAAGAAGGAATCGCGACGGACCCCTTTCTGATAGATAGCTCCTAGAAGCTGTCGGGGAGTAAATAAATCAGGCATAAGAACTCTCTAATTAATTAGCTGCCAAAAAAACGAGCTTAAAGCTCGTCGTTTACACTGATTGGGCTTCCGAGGAACGCCGCTTGTTTCAGCGTGTCCGATACGCCATCAGGCCATTGCACAAAGCTGGTACGGAAACAGCCAGTTTTGTAAAACGGCACTGCGGTATCCGCTGCAAGGGCTTCAACGGCTTTCGCCGACATTGCCACCGCTGCACCCGGCGTACCATCCCAAACAACCAGCAAGCTGGTGTCTTCACCGCCGCCAGAATCTTTCTGCAGCATTAGCGGTGTGAGGCGTTCAAAAGTCTGTCCTGCGGCAACGGTCGCTAAACCTGTGCGTAGGGGTTCGTCACCAGCGATAAAATAATCTGGCGTGTAATCGTAAACTTCGGTCATTGCACAACCTTCCTAATTAGTGGGTGTTTTTAACCAGCAGAGCGATCGCATCGGCGTCTTTGTCATTGGTGTTATCACTAACATCCTCGCCAAGCGTTTCGCCATGTTCGGCACCAAGGGCAGCGAGCGCTTTAGAATCGGCGATTGCTGCAGCGGCTGGTGACGCGGCCAATAAGTCTTTCGCGGTATCCACATCAATCGCTGGATTACCCGCCAGTTTATGCGCCAAAGCTTCACGACCTTGCGCTTCTGGCAAGCCAATGATGCCCATGACACGATCACGCTCAGCGTCTACCGCCGATTTATCGGACGTCGACGCATCTGCAGATGGTGATGATGCTACTTGCGGCTGTTCAACGGTATTCTCTTCCGATGGCGCTGCAGCGGCTTTCTTTGTTTCTTGTGCTTGTTGTGTCATGGAAGCTCCCATATCGACAGTAGTTGTATTCAAATTATTCAGATGCTCACTCATCACTGAGATAGCATCAGCGCCGTTAACCAGTTCATCCGCAAAACCGATATCGATGGCCGCTTGACCTTCGTACATTTCAGCTTCAGTAGCCAAAATGTCACTAACGTCCTTACCCATAAAGCCAGCAGCTTTCGCAGCAAAGCTTTGACGAAGGGTTTCAAGCTGGTTTTCCCATTTATCCTGCACCGCTTTCGGCAGCTTTTCGTATGGATTGCCATCGGCTTTATGCTTACCTGCTGTGATTAAGGTGATTTCGACACCTTGCTTATCCAGCAGTTTTTCGATATTGGTGTGCGCCATAATCACGCCAACCGAGCCTGCGGTACCTGTTTGAGTTATCAACCGGCGAGAGCAGGACGAGGCAATCATCTGCGCGGCTGAGCAATGCATGTCATAACCCAATGACCAAATTGGCTTGGCATTACGGTAACGCGCAATGATATCGGCGAGATCAAAACAACCCGACACCATGCCACCTGGTGAATCGATATCGAGCATCACACCGCGAATATCATCATCATGCATCGCTTCGTTGAGCTTACGTAAAATGCCGTCGTAACCCGTCATTCCCGAATAAGGATGCAAAGCACCAAGTTTATGAACTAGCGAGCCGCTAATCGGGATCACCGCGATACCATTCACTTCTTGATAACTTCGGCTGGTAGGTCGGTTGTTGCTGTAGCTCGATGCCTCAATTTGCATCGCTGAGGCATCCAGCGTCTGGCCATTAACATCGACCAGTTTGTCTATACCACCAATTCGGTTCGCCAAGGCTGAGAAAAAGGTTCGAGCGTAGGACGCATCCACCGCCAGCGGTGTATTGAACGCTTTGGTTAAGAGGTGTTGATAATTACTCATTCACTTTTCCATCTTGATTGTCTGGCGCAAGCGCCTGCAATGCCATCCAACTTGGAGGTGGTAAGCCGTTCGCTTTGCGCTCTTCCATTTCGCGAACCTGCTGTTCAAAGGTTTCTTGATAATCTTCACCAAGAATTGCCATTTCACGCTCGTAGGTCGATAAACCAGACTCAATACGCAATACGGATTCTTTAACCTCTTTCAATCCATCAATCGCTAAACGGCCAGAACCAATCCAATCGGATTTAGTCCAAGCTGATCGGCGCTCTTGGAATGAATAACGGGCTTTCGATGGCAAAGTGATGTACTTACGGACCACCATTTCTTCAAACAACAAACCAAAGATCTGGTTCGCTAAGCGGTTAGCTATGATTTTTCGGCGCCCCATGAAGTAACGCCAAGAATCATTGTGTGCAGCGCGAATCGTGCTGTACGACATTTGACTGTAGTTTTTCGATAGCTGCGCGTAGTCAAGTCCAAGACCAGCTGCAATATAACGAATGATCGATGCTTCCAACGCTGAAAAACCATTATCGGCATTACCTGCTGAATGCAGGTTAAATTTGTCACCAGGATACAAATGCGGCGCCTTTACGCCATTAAACTTGATGTTCTGAGCCGAGTAGTAATCTGCTTGGTT